CAAGATGCTCGCAAACTGGTTAAAGTTATAGGAGATGAGTAAATGGATACGTTAGATCAAATAATCAAAAAGCAGAACGACCCAATGGAAAAGCGCAGGCAGCTTGCTATGCTGAAAACGGGTATGAGGGGTGTGGCCGGAACCAAGCTTGAATCTGTTCAAAATACCCTCAGACCGAAATTTAAGGTGGACGACATTCAAAAGGAAATGAACACCGTCTATTCCTCGCTTCTCTACAGCTTCCAAGGAAAAGCGCAGCAGGCGCTCGCACAGCGGATCAGCCAAAGCGCTCAGAAGCTTATTCATACGGAGCAGGACGGAGAAAGCTTTGTGAATGGGTTTAAGCCAAGATAAAAGACGCCAAATCGGCGTCTTAAAAACATTAATACACTGTCAGCACTCTTCCGGCTTCCCGGCGTTCGCCGCCGTCCGGAATGAAGAGCCGCAGCCGCACGATGCGATGGCGTTCGGGTTGTCGATCGTAAATTATTCGATCAGTTTCCGATAGATGAAAACCCCGCCATATCAACGTTTATAAACGATTTATACGATTGTTATTGTTCGAAACGGTTGTTAATGCCGCTCTTTCGTAGCGATGGATCTCGTTAACAACATGATACCCAAACTTCCCCGGTCTGGCAAGCGTTGTTATCCACATATCCGCGTTTTATTTATTCCTTCAATTACTCTGTGACCGCTATAAACGATGAAAATACCGTATCTTTCCCGCGTTAAATAACTTAAAATTAAGACGATATAGATAATGAGGGGGAATACGAATGAAAAAGTTGCTATGTTTCGCGGTCTTTGCCGGCTGTTTAGTTTTAGCGCTGACTGCGTGCGGCGGTAAGGATACCGGTGCGTCTACGCAAAAAGAGTCTACGGATACCAACTCGACAGACGAGGCGAAAACGGATACTACATCTACCGAGAAAAAGACGCTAACAAAAGCTGGCGAAAGCTTAAAAGATCCGAATGTCGGTACGGTTACGGCCTATTCAGTAAAAGACGCCAGCAATAAGTCGCTCCAAATCGGAGATTTAAAGATTATGTTTAAAGACGCAAAAGTTTTAACTATGTCGGATTTAACGGATGATTATAAAGCGACGTTGGAAGAAGCATTCGGGAAAAAAATGAACGAGGTTACATTTGCACAAATTACATACGACATTGAGAACGTTGGTTCAGATGAAATTAAGACGTGGAACGGTTTCGAAACTGCGGTAAATAGCGAGGGCCTGCAAATAGACTTGAGATTTAACGATACGTTAGGAGCTGCCAATCCGGCAGAAATGGAAATTTTGGCGGGGGCAAAGGTACCGAATAATCTCGTACTTGTTCCGGTTAAAAAAGGAGAAAGTAACGTCCGCATCAAGGCGGCCGATGTACTAAAAGACGCCAATGCAAAGGACTTTCTTACTCGCGGCAAGGAAATTAAAATCGATTTATAAAAAAGAAATCGCCCCATCCGGTTAAGGACGGGGCTTTCGTTTTACTTAGTCGTCCCCTCACGTTTCGCGCCGATCTCGAAAAGACCGGTCGCAGCAAGACCCGCAAAGCCGCCGGCCCACAACCGCAGCACTAGATCGAGGTCCGTGAACGGATAGGCCACCGCTCCGAGTGCGATCCCCAAAACGAAGCTGACCGCCGGCACGATGTTAGGCGGCATGTTGATCATTTTCTTAACATGTTGAAACAAGCGCCGTCAGGATTGGCACCAATACAGTCGCGAACAATAATACCTCTTCCATTTATATCGTCTCCCTTTTCGATTATTTTACTGTTGCGCCAGTTGATTTCGCGGCGTAGATATTCACTTTTCCGAACTGATCCGTTTTGATCGTATAGACGTCCGTTTGTGGGTTCGCAAGGATCTCGTATTTAAGGCCGCCAAATTTCTTCGGACGCAAATAGTTTATCTCGTTCCCTTTGACCGGCGCTTTGTTAGTCGGATAGATGCGCCATGAGTCGGCAGATGCCGGAAGATAAACGTATTTCTTACCGCTAGATGACGACTTGGAACCGCCGCTTCCCGTAAGCTTCAGAACCTGACCGACCATGATTTTATTCGGATTTTTAATACCGTTATAGGACTGGAGTTTCGCCACGCTGACGCCTGTTTTAACCGCAATTTCCGAAAGCGTGTCGCCTTTCTTTACCGTATAAGTCTTTCCGGATGGCTTAGACGCTGGTTTCGCAGGGCTAGACGACTTTCCTCCGAGCGCTTTAAGTTCCGCAGCGATGGCCGCTTTTACTTCGTCCCAACGTCCCTCATCGAGTACACGGTGCGGGCAGTATTTTCCGGACCAATCCTGATGTTTCTTAACGCGATCAACGCCCCAACCGCGCTCCTTCAATAGCTGCGCAATGAATTTAATCGCAAGCTTTTCGGCCGCTTTATACTTAGCGCCGCCTGATTTCGAATAGCAGACCTCGACGCCAATAGACGTACGGTTTCCGGAATTAACACCGTTACCGTCTCCGCAATGCCAGGCGTTCCGGTTAGTCGGAAGTCCCTGAACGACTTCCTTATCGTCTACCGCGAAGTGATACGATACTTCGTTGTTGTTCCGAATCATGTACGCAATCTCATTCGCTGCCGAAGCGTCGTTTGCCGTATTGTGGAACGTGATGTACTTCGCATCCATTGAATACGGACATTTAACCGAATACTTACTTGATGGAACGAGATTTTTCTTTACTGTGATCGCCATGCAATCGTCTCCCTTTCGTTATTTTCCGTATATAAAAAGCCCGCCGGACTCTCACCGAACGGGCTGCGTTAATCTCTTCCGCGAAACTTTTCCTCGAGCCTATCGAGCTTGTCGATAATGACGTCGTATTTATCGCTGAATTTATCGAGTAGATCTTGTAGCCGCGACTCACGTTCACGGTTCGATTTCATGACGTAAATCAGCAGCCACGTAAAAAGGACCGCGAACGGCCCTTGCGTTAGGAAATATTTGATTACGTCTAATTCTCCGCCCAATGACTACGCCTCCTGTCCGCTCACTTCTTCGTTAGTCCCAGTAGATTCGCTAGTTTCCCCAGAAGGGTCTTCGCTGGGAGGCGTATTGGGATCGTACGGTTCCCCGGTAATTTCTTCGTATTGTTCCGGCGTGATGCGGCCGACAGCAACGACATCATAAACTTGTTTTTTCGTCCATCGACCCTTTTCATAAAACCCTTTGATATACGTGAACCAATCTATCATATTACGCTCCTCCCATCGCAATTAGATAGTATAGATCCGCGACCTGCTGAGACAGGACTTCGATTTCGCTTGGTTTCGGTGCAGGCGGCTTCACACTGTCGATATAGTCTTGTGTCGCCGACTCAACCCAAACGCCTTTTTTCGGATCATACTTTGGATCGTAAAGTCCCGCAGGAATTAAAGCTGTTGTACAATTTGGCGGCAGCTCCTCGCCTTCCTCAGTATTTATTTCGATATCGGCCTCGCCGTCATATTTGAAGTTCTCATCGTAGAAAAGAACGTGCATATTCATCGCCTCCGTTACCATAATGGAATTCCGATGTTAAATGAGACTCGCGACACACTTGCGCCATCGTTCGCCAGTATACCGTCATACCTTAAATCACCGTCAGTCGTAAGCGAAAACCGAGCAGTTCCGTAAGACCCGATCGTCGGTACGACAAAATCGACTGTCTGCGTCGGCTTATTTGTAAATTTCGCGACAGATGTTCCGATAGCCGGCAATGTTCCAAAAGATCCGCGCAACCATAGAACGTTGTTGCTAACGGAAAATTTCAACGGATACACCGAATCTTGTTTAGCTCCGTTTATGAGCGTCACAGAGTTCCAGGTCGGCGATAGGTCAGACGAAGTTAAAACGCGACGCCACCCTTGCCATCCTAAATTCGGGTCTAAATAATTCGTAAACATGTTATTTTGCCAATCAACTGCTATAACGTAGCCAAACGTGCCTAACCCATTACTATCGGTTGAAGTCATATGAAAAACGCCTCGTGTAGAGTTAGTAGAAGCCGCGTTTATTGCCTTACCCGTGGAATAAAAAGTGCCGAACCGTCTCCCGCTTTGGATAATCTTTGTATAAAAATCGTCAGAATCCGTTATTGATGTATAAACGCCTCCGACGTCATTGGTTACTTTAAATAACTGACTTCCGTTCCACTTCGTTCGCTCATCAGCCGTAATATGCCGCGTGTTATCCGCGACATGCGTATCAAAATCCGTCTTTGCCGCCTGTTTTACGTTATCAACGTTAGCCAAGCCGACCTGGGATTTCGTGACCTTATGCGGATTGTCTGTTTTAGCTGCGTGTAGGTCCGTATAAGCTTTCGCATTGGCTTCCGCTGCATCCGCCTTCTCTTGGGCGCCGGCCTTCGTTTCGATATTCTCGAATTCGTCAAACTTCGCTTTTATTTCGTTGAGAGTTTGGTTGATCTCATCCGTAGTTTGGTTGATATCCGTCTTCAGATCTTCGAAATCTTCGATATAGTATTCCGCAACTGGTGCCAAATCCGTATCGATAAGCGCTTTGTCTATGTCGAACGTGAATTTATGCGCAGACATAGACTGGGCATTCACATAGTAGAGATTCAATTCGGCGGTGACTTTACCATAATGCTTTATCTCTTCCGGAGATAGGACATACTCTGCGATTCCCTCTACTTTATCGACGAGCGTGATTGAGCGTATGAAACGGCTCCCGTCCGCCATGACCATCACGAGTTTTCCATCAACCGCAGAGAGTGGAAGAGGCGCCCCATCCTTTGTTAATTTAAAAATGATCTTTGCCGTTTCAACGTCTTGCGTGCTGAATTGGATAGACGCCGAGACAACCCGCTTTGGTTGCGCGTTGACCTCGAACGTCACCGAACTATCTTTATAAATCATTCCCGAGCCTCCTTAGCGCATAAAAATAACTGCTATACCGTATCCCTTTTCGGAATCGTAAGCAGTTTTGATGCGCATTACTTTATAGCCTTCGTTGTTTTCCGATCTCGTCGCAATCCCATCCGTACCGGAAACGACACGATCGCCGACTTTAACAGTTTCATCAATACGGACATGAATCTGCCCGATTAGACCGACAATATGCCATTCCTCGCGCTGTTCTCTCGGCACATATTCACGTTCCGGATCATAGTCCGGATTTTCGACTGGAACAACTAACTCACGGCCGTTGTCGTCAATCGTTTCGTAAATCATGCCGCCGAACTCATTACGTAAAAAGCGATCGTTCCAGTAGAATCCCGCGCCGCCTAGCACCACGCCGGCCGTTTCAGAAACAATCCCGTCAACAACGTCGCCGGGTTGTGATTTTCGAATTTTATCGCCTTCGAGCGTCACCATCAGGCCGGAACCTATTCTTTTGCCGTCAATAGATTCGAAGTACTCGGCCAAGTCTTTAAAATCCGATACGCTCTCGACTCGTCCAACCCCTTGAATGTTCCCATTCATAGAATCTATCTTCCACTTGATATTGCCTGTCGAAGCTTCGCCCGAACCATATCCGCCAACCACCGTATACCCGTCGTCATTTATGACTGCCTGAGAGGATAGGATAGTTCGTGCCGGACTGTCGCCTGTCGTGCGCGAATTATTTGCCGCAAGAATTGCTTGCCGCGATCCTTCCGTAGATGATCCCCCGGCCACGCCGCCCATAAAGTTACGAGGACCTTTTGCGATGTTGTCTCCGGTGGCCGCTACGATTGCACTTGTCGGGTCAATTGGAGATCCGCTTGTCGTGGCTGCTTTAAACCCACCTTTAAAATTCGTCGGAACAACGCTATAGGAGCGACCTCTTATATTTGCGGTAGCAGAATATCCGACAGCCGTTACCGCTGCTAACTCTACCTGGTTATTCGGCGAATAGACTCCGATATCCCCGTCTTTTCTTATCAATGTTGCATTAGTTAACGACGCATTGTATACACCGGAACCAAAGGCGACTCCGATAGGGGCTGATTCAGATATCGTGACGTCGGATACCTGGACATAATCGGTTTTTTGGGCACCCCCAAAAGCCCGAATATCATGGCTCGCTGTTTTAAATCCTCGGATTTCAATGCCGTTTACGCTGATATAGCGCGATTTGTATTGGAACGCAACAACCGGGTTGTTTTTGTAGTCATACTCGGGATCGCCGATTGCCGTAAAATTTGATATACGAACATGTTTGTAAGCTGAGATGACAAGCGCTCTCGGGGAAAGATCCTTATACATGCTATTAAACACCGGCTCTATCGCCGTACAGTTGTCGAATGTGACGTAATAAGCCGTCGTACTTTCCGGATCAGTCGCTTTGTGATGACCGATGTGTCGCGCGTCATATGAACGAACATCTCTATACGAAATGTGATTCGATACATGAACGTTTTGGGAAGCTGGCCATGCTGCGTGAGCTTTTACTTCGACACCTCGAATATTTCCGGAGGTATAACAGTGATCCACCCAAACGTTTTTAGATCCGTCATCGATTTCGATACCGTTTGAGTTTGCAGCTCCGGAGGCATGAGCTTTTCCGCTCGGATTCGTACAGTGCGAATTTGAAATAAAGATATATTCGCTATAGTGCGTCGTAATACCATCGTCACCATATCCGGAAGCAACGCAGTTATCGAGCCAGATATATCGGGACCCATCTGCCGTATAATCCGTTTCCGATGAATGATCGTAGGTTGGCGTAGTAATATCGAAACCATGGAGCCCAGGATTAACGGCTTCGACGTCTTTTACCCATCCGAATGTGACTTTAGCCAACGTCAAACAGCTCGAATGTTGACCGCCTGTTGCGCCGAGTCCTCCTTGACGATCCGGATTCCAATCGAGCGTCATTCCCTCGACAGAAATGTGCGTATTTCCGTTTACATAATCGGCATTCGTAATAACCCATTCGCTGGCCGGAGTATCCTCGTGAAGTTTAAGGGTCGTGACGCCAGCGCCTTCGCCAATGAGATAGGTCCAAGAGGGCAGCTTAATACCACGAACGATATAAGTACCCGCAGACATTTTCACCCTTACATTTCCATCCCCTACCGCTTTTATAAACGCTTCGGTACTGTCTTTCTCACCGGTCGGATCTCCGCCGAAATCATCGACATGTACAACGCGTTTAATTTTGGACAGCAGATTGTTATATTCGTAATCGAGACGTTCTTTCAGGAGTGGATGTATATCTCCATCAGCGTCGACCCGAGCGTCCACGACCTCTTTAACATTTGTTCCGTCTGCGTTAAGAATAAGGTTTCGTAGTCGGTTATATAGATTTCCAATATAAACGCGCAAAGAAGAACCGCCATGACTGATTTGATCGGAGGTATGGGCGGTCTGCGCTTTCTTATGTTTATTCAGATTACTATTTACATCATTTATTGCGTTTTCAGTAAGCCGCGCGTTTTCATCTAACTGCGATAATAACTTTGAGTTAGGATACGGCTCATGTTGCTTGGTCAACCGAACCAAATTAAACACCCCTTTTTATTTGAATGCCACTACATTAACGTATATCTTTGAGCCATCGGAAACCGTCGTAGGATTCACTATCGACTCATTCTTAATTAGAGTGATGGCGAAGCGATTCGTCGGAGTACCGTTGTAATCAAGAGCCGCAACGTAGCCGCCTTGTTTGAGATTAGATGAAGTGTCTACGTCGGCAGAAACGACTTGAAGGTCATCGTCTGTATCTAGGTTGATCGTATTTCCCGATAGAGATGCCTCTCCTGCGCCGCTAATTACAGCCCATACCCCCGCATTGACTTGAAGTACGTAGGCAAGAGTGCTCGGGGTAGATCCCACGTCTGTTTTGACTGTCGCTAATATCTCCCTTTTCGCAGCTTCTATGCTCGCTGCTACTGCCGCATTTTGAGATTGAAAATATTTCTGCTGCTGACTTATTCGTCTTCGACTATCAGCCTGAATGTCATATATGTCCTTACGGAAATTATTAAAGGTAATCTCCGGTTTATCTCTTTTGTCTAAAGGATTATACGTCATGCTAATTGCTCGAACATCATCTTCGAATGTAGTTCCGTTCTGCTCGGTATCCGCAATAACATGTAGCGTGTCTCCTTTTGTGATTTCGTCCTCAATCCCTTCAAGTTCTGGATCGTCGAATTCTTCGAAATCTACATCGAGAGTAACTTCCGGGAACGGATTTACCTTCTTCTTTAAAATCGCGAGCATATCCGATGCTTTAGTTATTGAATCGTCTCTCACTGTATCCGCCCATATTGGGTGCCCGTCAATTAAAAAGTCCTTTTCGTTCGGGTGAACGTAAAGGACCGGTGGGAACACGTATTTTTCATCTTCGTTTTCAAAATTGCGGTAGGTTTGAATTATGTTGCCGCGAAGCAGATACATAACGGGGTCGACTTTTTTTGCTCCTTTTGTGTACGGGTTATTCGAATCTCTTCCCGAAAAAGTCGCAGTGACATCGTATTTCTTGCTTGTTAAACCACGTACTACCTCTATCGTCTGTTTTTCGGGATTGGAAACGTCTCTATATGCCGATATCTTTTTACTCGTGTCCTTATCGATCTGGAACGTCCAGAAACCGCCGAGCTTCGAGACTAGTGTCGTAAACCGAAACCCTGTGCCTGTAAAAGAAAACTTAAACGTCGCACCAGTCTTTTTTGTATAATCGGCATTTAGCGTCGAGTCAAACGTCCAATCACCGGTCTTCGAATCGTACGGAATAGAATTGTCGCTAATAACGTCTTTTTCATCTTTTAGCTTTCCATAACCTCGGATTCTAGTCGTTGTGTTGGATTCAGATACAGATAATTGAATGCCGTTAACGTTCGCTTGGACATCGAGAATTTTGTTGATTTTTTTACCCATTTTCTTATAAACGTAAATGATAGTATTATCGACATCGAATTCCACCTCGAAAGCAGACTGAATATCATCCATCATTTCTATAGAAAATTTATCTCCAAAATTGTCCAACTTTTGGTCCGCGATGCCCGTAGCGTCAGGCATTATTTTATACGTAAATCCCGAGTCCTTGAGCGCGTGTTTCAGCGCATTTTCAAGTGATTGTGTACCTGAAATTATGTTATCAATGCGATGGCCTTGTAATCTCATAAGATATATGTGTGATGCAGTGACCGTTTTTGTCAGGCTTTCACCGTCTTGGGAAGTTTGAACATCGCGAATAAAATATCGTTGCGACCTATGGACTCTCTCATCGATGTATATAATATTCCGGCCTACTAATGCGTTAAAAGGAAGTTTATTCGCTTCTTCAAGTGAGTAGGTAAAAGTCAGCTCTTTTTTACCGGTTGTTGCGTCGGTAACGCGTGGAGCAGCATCGATCAATTCGTATTTTTGCCCCGTTTGTTTATCCTCGACAAACATTTGATTCACGCGACCAAACCTCCTTTACTTGTAATAAAAACGCGTAATAAACTGCAAATCACTATAAGTCGCATTAGAGATGGTAAATTCGTTTTTGCCAGGCGATAGAGTCGGGAACCTTCCCTGCTTACTTACAATCGAGGACCCTTTGATTACATATTGTTTATTCAATGTTAGTAAATCACTCTCTTTAAATGTCCCTAGCAACTTTACGCTTTGATCTGTTGTTTTATTGGTAATCACGATATCTTTTCCTTCAAAATACATACGGACATTGTAATCATGTTCGATCGGTGATAACCTTACGTCTCCGAAATTGTAGACGTTGAATCTTTTAAGGTTGGTAAACCTATATTGAGGGGTATCGAACTCACCGACGTTCATTCCTAGACCGTAGTGTTCACCATTTAAATCAACCGGAGTTAAACTATTAAAAATGGACTCCGACAACCCTTGTACAGCGGTCAGACTAAAGGTAATCGTTCCCCATGTTTGATGAGCGTTCTGTTGTACTGAGAAACTATCATCACACGTAACTAGCCAGCGCTTGTGCGGCTCATAAGTACACGTCACATAGTACGGATCTTCTTTTACGAAAAGATTGTAAATATCGTGACGGTATGTGTAAAACTGTTGCGCGTTAGCTACATCCAACGCAAGCTCGACCGATATTTTTCTTTCGGTATACCGTCCCATGTTATCTTTCCTCGGAATTAATATCCCATTTCGATAAGGTAACGTAGTAGATTTGCGTTCGAAAACCGGAGAATCCGGCGTGAAAGATAAAAGACTAACGCCCGGAAGAGACTCGCTAACCGGTACGCCGTCAACTATTAAATCCAGCTCTTTCATTAGTAAGCCCCTCCCGCAGCGAAAAATCTATCGTTTTGAATCTTTGTACTTCGCGCATCCATGATTTTTCCGACCTTCTTAGAATCAAGGTAAACGTCCGGGTTCTTGCTAGCGATTTCCGCTAGATACGCGTTTTGTTCTTCGAGCAATTCGATTTGACGATCTTGACGAACAATGATCGGATCGAGCGATTGAGCCTGCGGAATACTTTGCGCTGGGATTCCAAGCTCACGGCCAGCTCTAGCCCAAATCCCGATACTTCTTTCGCGATATTTAGGGTCCGTCGTGATGATATGTTCGTCATACCCTCTTTCGTTCAAAGCCGCAAGTTTTGCGCCGCCGGCTCCCGGCGATACTCCACCCGCAGCATACCCGACATATCCGCCGCCCCGGGCCATTGATCGCAAGCCCGGATGTTTTGATATGTCTCCGTATCTCGCTTTGATGTAGTTGATGGCCGCAAGAATGTTGTCTACGGGGTTTAAGATGTTGTTATGCCCCGGAAACTTATAAGCGTTAAAAGTAGACGGGATAGTCTGCATCAAACCTTGGCTCGGATGCCCGGCCTTCGCGTTAGAATCCCAACAATTGATAGCGTTTGGGTTCCCGCCACTCTCCTTCATAGCGATTGTCATGAGTCCTGACGCCCACGATGCCGGAACCTTCGCGATCTCTATGGCTTGAGCAACCCAACTCTTTACACTGCCGCTAACTTTTTCGCTGGCGCCGGTAATGAGAGATCCCATACTATCGATCAAAGGTTGAATCGCTTTCGATGCCAGATTCCCGATAGCTTTTAGCGGGCTTCCGCTATTTTTAGTGAACCAAGACGGGATTAGGCTATCTGCAATTCCGAACTTATCAACCGCTTTATTCCAAAGGAATTCCGGACCTTTCATTATCCAATCGAAATACTGTCCGACACCGCCTTCGTAACCTGGGAATCCATATGATTTGAGCAATCTTTCGGTATGCTTATTCGGCAAAACCGAGGTCCCTCGCGGTAGATCGTGAATTAATTCCGGACCGTTCGTACCGACCATATAAGTACCGACACCTGGGGAATGCGCTAATTCCGGACCTAACTCACCGACGATTGCAGGACCGCCGGGATGCCCGAACTGTGACGTTCCTCTCGCGTATTGGGAGGCGTATCCGCCGTTACTGTGCGTCTTCTTAAATGAAGCCTTAGAGGTATCTTTTTTAGGTTTTGATTTCTTTTCCCCACCTTTAAAAAGCCCCATGATCCAGTCCCACGCTTCACCGACTTTATCCATCATTAATTGCCAGCCGTTTTTTACGCTTCCTGTTTCTTCGTCGATTTCATCCGCATGTTCACCGGCCTGTGCCTTGGCTTCTTTTACAACTTTTTTGTGCATATCTTTTGCCTTTTTTACAGCCTCGTCACGTTGACGCTTTGCTTCCGAAATCATTTTGTCGGCCTGCTTTGCGCTGATAGAACCGGTTTCGTCACGCTCCCGGACAATCGCTTGCACAGTTTGATCGTACTTTTTGTTCGCTTCTTTAACGGAACCATCCCGAGCTTTAATGCTGTTTTTAATCGTGTCCGCAGCCTGACGAGCCGTGATATTTTTCGACTCGTTTTTGAGCTTGCTCATAATAGCCTTCTGTTCTACCTCGCCTTTGCTCATGGTTTTTACAGCCGTGTTCATCATATTCTTTTGAATATTATTGATTTGGTTTCGCTCTTTCTGCGTTATTGAGCGTTTCTCCGAGGCGGCCCTATTTAATATTTCTTTTATTTTTTGTTGGCCTTTATCTACAGATTGAGTCTGCTCATTTTGCTTCTTTTTCACGTTGTTTAAAATTGCATTTTGTTCCTTTTGACTCAGGCTTTTGCTGGACGCAAGAAACTTACTCAGGGTTTGGTAGCTTTGGTTCCCTTTTGTTTCAAGGCTTGTTTTGATCCGGCTGCCCATCTGATCAAAATTCTTAACAATACTATCCGCCGTTTTCTTAGACACTGTTTCGCCTGACCACTGAAGCTGATTAAGCTGAACGGTAGCCTGATCGTTTAATTTCTTGTATCCCAGAACCGCTTTCGTTGTTGATTCCGAAACTTTGTCTCCGAAGCTATCAAGCGCAGGAATTGACTCTTTTTTCAAATGGTTATAGAGATGATAGCCGCCTTCAGCAAGTAGACTTATTCCGGTAATTGCCAATCCAACCGGACCACCAAACGCAGCGAACCCGACGCGTGCGATCCCTGCAATCCTCGCGACACTTCCGAGGTTCTTTACGAGACTGAGGGCTCCTGCGCCAAATCGAGCGAACATACCAGTCGCTTGAGCTGCACCGCCGCCCAAAGTTTCGGCTGCCGCTGTTGCTGTTCGTGCGCCCCCGCGAAAATTAAAGAGTGATTTTGTCCCTTTAATAATCTCAGGCGCGAACATAGTTGCAATACTAAGGACGCCACCCCATTTGCCACCAAACAACGATAACGCTACGCTTGCCGCTGATGAAGCTCCACGCATACCACGAAGACCGCGAGTATTACGAGATAATGCCGCGCCGCTTGCATTCATTTGTACGGCTGCCGCTGTGTTCGCGGCCGCTAATTGTGCCGTCGAAGTCCGAGTCAGCGCTGCCTCTGCCCGATACCGCCCGAGTGCCGCAGCGCCTCGTCCTAAAGCCCCGACGACGGTGCCTACACTAGAAACAACCGCACCTAGCGCAATTACCAACGGCGGGAAAGCTGCGGCAGCTAATCCAGCGATAACGATCGTATTCTGCATAGACGGAGACAGGTTTTGAAACCAATTTGTAAAGTCCTTAACGGCTTCCCCGCCCTTCTTAAGAGCCGGCTCAATTTTATCGAGTAAAATTTCACCAAGTGGGATCAAAATAGACTGCAACTGTCTGAAATCCTGGGTAACACGGTCCCCGAAGTTGTCTTTCAAAGCCTTTCCGGCCCTATCTGTAGCGCCCTTGACATCTCCGAGCATATCCTTAGTAGGATTCATCGCGGTAACCACTTTCCCCCGCAAGTCTTCCCATTGTGTACCGAAAAGAGCAACACCGGCCTGATCCTTTTCTAATGGGTCTTTCATGGCCGCTAAGGCGGATACGGTTGCCATGAAGGCTTGCTCCCCTTCTTTTCCACCTTTAGCGATAGCTGATCCCATCTTGTCAGCATCCAGACCAATCGCTTTAAAGCCTGCGGCAGTCGTTTTTGAACCGTCCTGGGCACGGATATTAAACTCTTTGACCGCATCCCCAACCTTATCCATGTTCCAAGCGCCACTTTGAGCGCCCTGAATCATGATGTTAAACATGCCATCGATAGAAAGGCCCGCAGATTTAAACTGAGTCGAATATTCAGAGATGGTATCTAAAAGCTCGTTTGAATAATCGCCGCCTTTTTGCGCAGACACAGTGATGTAATCGAATGCTTTCCCCGCGTCAACACCGAAATTATCTATCAAGGCTTTGGCTGCTCGGGTGCTTTCAGGTATTTCAAACTCGAAAGTATCCCGGAGAACATAAGCGCGTTTTGTCGCCTGCTCAAGTTCTTCACCCTTCAGACCTTGAAGATTTTTTCTCACATCGATAACACCTTGGTTTGCTTCTTCGAGCGATTCACCGAAGCCGCTAACCCACACATCTTTTGAAATATTGGCGACTTCCCGTGCCTCTTCTTTCGTCATGTTCAAGGAAGATGAGATCTTTCCCTGGGCTTTTTGGAAATCAGCCGCGGATTTAAGGGCCATGCCCCCAATCGCAGCGATAGGAGCCGTAATACCGGCGAACCCTACCTTTCCAATCGTCTGCAATCGTTGGCTTTGAGTCTGAAGACGTTCACCATATTCTTGCAAACTGTTTCCGGCGCGAGTCCACGCTGAATTTTGCGTATTGATTTCGAGGGTAGTCCGCTCAAGTTGCCGGCCGAGCTGATTATACGTTGCGATTTCATTATTGATTCGCTGTGCCAAACGTAAGGCAACTTGTGAATTTTCGCCTTTCTCACGTGCAAGTTGAGCGTATTTATTCCGCATCTGTTCGATCTTGGCGGACTGTAACTCATATAGTTTAGACAGCCCTTCCTGACGCTCTCGCAATTTATCGCTCGCATTTCCCAACAAACCGAACTGTGATGCCGAAGCCTTCATCTCGCTTCGTACTAGCGCCATTTTTTCTTTTATGTTGTCGACGCCTGTCGAAAATCCGTTGTCATCGAACCCGAGGCGCATTATCATATTGCCTAAAACTTCATTCGCCATACTCTCACCTCCCGTCTAAAACACATGATCTATAGGAACCGTTTTGATAGATGCTCGCTGCCGTTTTTTCTGCTCAATCGGATCGTTTAGCTTCTGCTGACGCTCTAACAGACGAAAAAATAAGAGTAGTCGCCTTCATCGATTTGATGTAGCGACCACCCTTGAGCCATAAGTGACAAATAAGTGTCCTGTATGTTTTCTATTGCTTCGTCGATTGTGATTCGGCGATCAGCTTTTCCAGCAACTTTCCCATATCTGCCTCTTCAGCGCGCTTTTCTAATTCCTCGCGGGAAGGGTAGCCGAGAATATTAACACCGATAATGTCATAGATTACATCCATATGACCGATTGTATTAAGTCCGTTTTCTAAATCTGTCTTTGTAAACTGCTTATCGAAAGCCTCCACGATTAGTTTAAATTGACGATCTAAGAGCTCGATAGGATCGTGATCCGGGTTCTGCGCATATTTTTCGATATCCAGCGCCTCGCGCTTGATTTTAAACTTCACGAAATTTTGTGTGAAAGTTTTGTCCTCTCCCTTAATTCTAAGAGTGATTTCCATTAAGCAGCACCCCCGGTAGTATCAGTTGTTGGTGTTGAACCGGATTCTTCAAGTTTTTTCACATCGAATACTTGATCGAAGAATGTAGACTCGAATTCTTCAAATCCTGCAACACCGCTGTCGCCGACAATTTTAAAGACTTTATCGCTTCGTTGGATGAATGTGCCTTCGATCTCATCTGTTTGGAAATCGACTTTATCCTCAGAAGTCTTACGGTCTTCTGACGGCAGACCAAATCGGCCTTTTGTAAGCCACACCATACGTTTATTCCCGTCTTCTTTCGTTCCAGTGAATCCGAGCGCGACATAAGGTGGTACGGCATCCTGTTTGTACACGATAACGCCTTTTACTAGCTTCTGCCCTGTAATATCCGCTAGTACTTCCATAGGAATCTCCGAAACACCCAAACTTACTTTGGTTTCTCCGATTTGTGATTTAGCAATAATCGGTCCGTTGTTGGCATAGAGCGTCCCTGTTTCTGTTGCTGTATCTACTTTCGCAGAAATAACGGGCGCGAAATCTTTAACTTCGCCATACTGAATATCGCCTTTTTCGTCCTTAATCAATTTTGCATATACTAAATTTTCAAGACCAACGGATACACTACCCATTTATATTTTCCTCCTTTAGTTTTACGGTTGTTCTATAAAGCAGCGCTTTCCGAAAAGCATCACGCTCGCTCTCATCGAAAGATGATGAAGTGACTCTTCGGCACCTTAGCGCCTTCATTTTTCTATCAACGGCCGACTGGATCGGTCCTATGTCGTCATCAGATTTGATCCATATATTCACTTGCAAATCGATATCGCACGCTACCGCCTTGTTATCCCAGTAATGCGTGTCTACGTTTTCCATTTCAACGACAAGAATATGAGGAAAAGCGACCGTGAACTCTTGCGGAAAGTTACCCGCAAATACCCGGTCGCCTGTCATCTCTTTTATATTTGGATCGTTCTTTAGTTCTCGCGCAATGATCGGTTCATAATTAATCATGTACCTATCCCCTTACGCAGTTTTTCAGCGATCGCCCGCTGAATAGCATCTCTCTTTATGTTGTAAGCTCTAGTAATAAACGGATTTCCTCTTACAAATTTTCCGTTTTTAGCAGTAAAGCCATCGTGTGTGAAACGAGCACGCCAAGCCGTTTTTTCGGATGGCCCGATGTCATAGCTGATTGAGCCGGGGATCGGCTGATCCCTCTTTGGTGTTTGCCTGATTTTAATATCATCGCGAATGTGTTCATGGTTAATGTCGGAGACGGGTACTTCCTGACGGATTCCATCGGCGAGTACTTTAGCTCCGGCGCGAAGTGCCTGCGACTGTGTTTTTTTCGCGTCTTTTCCTATCTGCTGAAGCCTGCGCTCGATTTCGTCAATGCCGTCTATATTAGCTGAGATCCGCATCGTCCCACCCCACACATTGCAACGTCAGTAAAACTTGATCCTGAAGATCCGGGATTGTTTGCTCAATCTTGTACAGTTTCCCTTTAAAAACTACTCGCATAACGCCAGGCTCTACGCCTTCGCGATAACGAATACGGAACCATACTGTATTTTCTTGGTGCTCTGCTGCGGCCTGAATTATCCAGCGTCCCCGAGGCTGCATAAGCTCTGCCCAGGGTCTAGCAAAAAGCACCCATTTAAATTCCGGTTTCATTGTTTTCTCGTTTTGACCTGCGATTCGTTCCTCAATACTAATCCGATGGCGGAGTTTTCCTGGATCGAAACCCAAATTACTCACCTCAATTGCAGAATAATGCCAGAGATTTTACTTCCGCTGTTTGCAGTAGTCCTATTCTCGTAGGCATCTGCAACAAAAATCAGGACTGCAAGCTTATAAAGCTCTGATTCTTTGTCTGTCACGCCCGCATTGTCCATGTGCTTCTCAGCCGCGGAAATAAAAAAGGAGACGAGGTTGTTGTCCTCATCTCCGTCAATTCTCAAGTATTCTTTTGCCTCTTCTAGCGAAATAGCCATCGTTATTCACCCGCCGGAGCCGGTTCGTTAACCGTAATAGCCACCGTTTTCTTGACTGTAGGCTTAACCTTGGACGCAACTGTGATCGTTGTTGTACCCGCTGCTTTAGCCGTTACTAAACCGGAGCTAGATACGGTTGCTGTTGCGGTGCTGCTAGACGTATAAGTCAGGCCTTGGTCGGCGCCCGAAGGCGAAACGGTTGCGTTAATCTGGTACGTGTCACCAACATTTAACGTCTTAGATGATTCCGTTACATTAACGCTTGTCGGCTCGGTCGCTAACGTGGTTACCGAAAGCTCTTCGCTAAGAGGTGATGGATCGCCAACGTTAGGGATTGCGCGTACTTGGTATTTATACGTCGTCTGCTGCTTCAATCCGCTGTCTGCGAACGATGTGCCTACGCGGGTTCCGATAGATACGCCGTCTCTATACACTTCGTATTCTTTAATGCCCCCATTGAAGGTCACGGCGTCCCAACTAAGGGACACCGATGTGTCTTTAGGAGTCGCCGCCAACCTTTGGGGCGCATTAGGGCGCAGTTACAACGGATGCAATACGGAATGCTGATTTAAGTTTGATTTTGTGATCGAACCATGCAGTCAGAACGAATAGGTTTTCGCCTGTGCTGATATCTTTGTCGCTTTCGTAAGTGATCGCAGGATCGTAGTTGAAGTGAGAGTAACGGAAATCACCAACGATTGGTTTAACAGCAGCGTCAGAGAATACAACAGGCTTACCGATGATTTGCTCCGGTTGAGCGCTGTAAAGAGTAGCGCTTCCGTTTGCAAGTGTTTCGATAATATCAAGGTAATCAGAGTAGCGCATCATAACTTTTGCGTTGTCGCGGAAGTCTTCAGCAAGATCGGCGATAGCTGCTTTGATTGCTTTATACGTGTTCTCTGCAGAAACTTCTTTGATGCCGGCACCATAGAAAGACATACTCTCTTCGCCAGCTTTCGGAGTCGTGGCGAAAGAAACTTTCTTTTCTTTAGCAGCTAATCCGGATTGAAGTGCGCCTTCAACAGTTGCGACTAAAGCAGTGTCAGTGGCTGCGAGAATAGTTTCAGACACTTTCGCTTTAACTTTAAATTTATGGCGGCCAAATGTAACAATATCGCCATCAACTTCAAGTTCTTTAGCAGTCTCTAAATCTTGGACAAAGTCATCATCATCTAAAGTAAAATCAACTTTAGGGATTTCAAGGTTAGTAACGCTTGTATAAGTTGATACCTCACGCAATGGGTTCTTTACAAAAGGCTCGTGGATAAGCTCTTCAGAAACTGTTTTCGGAAGTAATTTTTCTCCGCCTGTTCCGTTATTATCACCAAGAGCTGCACGCACTTCCTGCGCTGGAACCTCACGGCGGATTGCAGCACGGATGAGTCCTGCCTTTGCAGCCATTTTGCGTACAGATGCGTCAGGGCTTTCAAGACCGGCACTAGCTCCAGCATTCTCTTTCTCCATTGCTGCTTGAATTTTAGCTTTTTGCTCTGCTTCTTTAGCGTCATGCTGATTTTTTAAAATGTCATAACGAGCTTGTAGTTCTGATTTTCTCTGTTTAAGAGATTGCAAGTCTTCCATGCTTGCTTTAGGATCAGCAGCCTTATTTACGATCTCCTGATCAATAGATGCCAATTGAGAACCAACAGTATTTAAATTTGCTTTCAGATCAAATAGTTCCATTAAATAATTCCTCCATCATTTTTCAATTTGAGTAAATTCGTTTCTGCCTCCGCGATAAGCTGCTCACGGAACAGGCGCTCTTTTTCCGCCTGCTTTTCGTCCTCTTTCGTCTGATTAAGAAGTGATTCCGGAGTGTTCCGGTACTTCGCAAATAACTGCGTGTCTACTTTCGCAACGGCAGCGCTAGGAGCTTCGATAGAATCGCACAGCCCTAAATCGAGGCATTCTTGCGCCGACAGCCACGTTTCTGCGTCCATAAGTTCGATCAAACGATCACGATCGAGTTTTCCGCCTGCTTTTTCGAGGTAAGCTTCGATAAGACTTTCGCGAATGCGATCCATGTCGTCAGCCCACTTACGAAGCTCTTCAGCGTTTCCGTTGACGGTAATGATTGGGTTGTGAATCATCATCATCGCGT